GGCTTTTAGAAATGGTAAGAGAATACAGAAAAAAACACATTTATTTTATGTGTGAAGAAGAAGAAAACGAACGAAGAAAATTAGATTTAAATTTAGAAGATGACAACCCTCAAAACTGGCATTACTATGGTATTTAGACTTCAAAGAATGGTAAGGTTCTGGACGACCAAAACCACCCATGAACACGTAAGAGGTTCTTTTAACGAAGAACTTTATAAAAGAATTTGTGAAATTAAATTTACTCAGAACTTATGAAATTTAAACTGGTATACTACAGCGGTTCGAATATTATTCACAGCTGGACGTTTGACAACAAAGCGTTGTGTAATTGGAAAAAGAAAGAACTAAGGTCAAGGGGACTTTGTTTATTAGGTAATTTTAGAATAGAAAAAACATGAACGAAGAACTAGCCAGAGACATTTTGTACAATTACTTACAAGACAAAATAAAAAACAAAAAAGAATTACCTATATGGGACGAAATAGTAACGACAACTTACGAAAACAACGTACTAGCTTCGTGGACATTCAGAGGGTTATTGCAATACTTGTATAAAATAAACGAAGAAATATGAACGAAAATAAATATATATTAATTGACTGCTGTATAGATTTGTACGATTTAGCTTATGAATATTGTAAGTTGTTAAAAAAAAATGGTGACTACTATAGTGTAAATATGACTACAAATAAAAATCAATTTGACGTAAAATCAGTAACAAAACAAGAATTTGAGGAGGCAATAAAATGAACGACAAAATAATAGAAGTGATCCGAGTTTTTATTGATCGCGACGGATTAAACACACCAAACAGAAAGCGCCAACAGATTTACAAAAAGGCGTATTTACAGCACAAGCTAAAGGAATGCGGACTAACTTACAAGGCTATAGCTGAAATGTTCAATATGACGCACGCCAGCGCTATACATAACATTAAAACGCACTACATTCTAGTACAATACCACAAAAACGAATACGAAGCCTACATTTACGAATATCTAGAAGCCTTAGACGGCTATAAAGTAGAACCAAAAACACGGAATTTAATAGAAGACATTAACAACTGCGCTAATTTATACCAGCTGAATAGAGTTAAACGCTGGATTCGTGAAAAAAAATATGATTTAGATGCAACTTTATTAGAGTAATAAACGTTATATTTGTGAACGGACTTCTCTCACATTATAAGTCCTTAAGGTATTATTGACCCTTGTAATGAAGTAGAAGTGAGAGACTACGGATTTGCGAGGGTTTTTTTATTACTAAATTTACAAAATGAGTGGATGGATTAAATTACACAGACAGATTTTAGAATGGGAATGGTATTCCGACAATAACACCTTTCGTCTTTTTATGCATTTAATATTAAAAGCGAACCATAAAGACAGACGTTTTAAGGGAATTGAATTAAAAGCTGGTAGCGTTGTAACAAGTCGCGACATTCTAGCAATTGAAACGGGTTTAAGCGTTCAACAAATTAGAACCAGTTTAGACAAACTGAAACTAACCAGCGAAATAACCAGCGAAACTAGTTCGAAAGGCACTATAATTCAGTTAGTTAACTATCAAAAATACCAGATAGCAACCAGCGAAGCAACCGCAGAACAACCAAAGAATAACCAGCAAGTAACCACTAACAAGAATGTAAAGAAAGAAAAGAATGAAAAAGAAGTAATTTTAGATTCTTGGATTGATTACAGAAAGTCCATTCGTAAGTCATTAAGTCCAGCTACCATAAATACTATTTTAAAGAAAATGGAAAGCTATACAAACGAGCAATGTACATACGTAATAAATAATTCTATTGAAAATGGCTGGCAAGGTTTGTTCTGGGACAAGGTAGAAACAATACAGCAAGTAAAAGAAACTAATAAATGGAAACCAGCATGGAGTTAAACGGATTTAAAATAACAGAAGCGGGCGACGTAATAACGGACTTATTTAAACACCGCGACAATTATAACCAAAAAGGAAAGTATTTAGGTTTTAAAAGTCTTCATGAGTATTACTCTATGTCTTTAGGTAATTGTACAGACTGGACTGGTTTTCCAATGAGTGGTAAGACGCAAGTATTAATGGAATGTTTAATGAACACGTCTAAGTTTTACGGGTGGAAACATCTAGTATATTTTCCAGACGTAGGAAATAATGTAGAAATCATTGCGGATCTAATCCATAAAAAGACGGGAAAGAGTTTTAATCCAGAAGACCGCAACGTAATTAAAGACAGCGAAATTACACAAGCTATAGACTGGGTTATTCAACACTTTAAAGTTTTGACACGTGCAGACATTAAAGCGAAGTTAACACCTATTCAATTTTGGGACATGGCAGTAGAAATACAAAAAAAAGACGAATTACATACGGCTTCTATTGACAGCTGGAAAGATTTAAACCACCCCTACAATGAGTTTGGCGGTTATGCGCAATACTTGGAGTACGTTTTACCATATCGAAACCAGATAGCAGAAGACAACGGACTGCATTTACATACAATCATTCACCCAAAACTAACGGAAAAGGAAAACGGAAAACGAAACCCACCTAATCCATACGATTTAAAAGGCGGTTCTGAATGGTTTAATAGTGGTAAATGCATGATAACCGTACACCGCGAAGACCCAACGCATAACCTAGCTGAAATATATTTTAATAAGATTAAACCACGTTCAAACGGAAATATCGGTAAACTTGAAATCTGGTTCGACAAAGAAAGACTTAGCTACTTTGAGCAAATTAATACAGCGCCAAACGTTTACGAAAAGATTTTTAGCGCGCCACTAGAGAAAGACGAACCTAAAATAATTACTAATATTGGACGCAAGTTAAACGCTATAAAACAAAATAACGAATGGACATAGGACTAAAACTATTACTGGCAAAGGGTAAAATTATTTCGATGAAATGGCGAATTAAATTGACCCGCGAAGAACTAGAGGAAAAACGACCAACGGCAAAAGCATTTATAGACGGCGCTAACGACGTAGAAACAGACCTAGACGAAGTTTATAACGTAATAGACGACCTAGAAACAGAACTGCGAATACAAGGACGCGAAATTAACCGCTGTTTACAGATTAACGGACAGCTAAAGCAAAGAATAGAAGAACTTGAACACGAACTTAAATTTAAAAATGTAGACTTGTGAAAATAAAATGCACGTCAAAAAGACGATTTAAAAAAATACTTAAGAACATGATTCCTTATATGTTAATTGATCCAATAAAGTGTGAAATATACGCGTCAGACTATTATAAATGCGGAATAAATACCTATAAAAAAATGGAAATAACGTATATTAATAAAGTTTGGATGCAAGACAATAGACATCAAATTTACATAGGAATGAAGGGAATGTGGAAAATACCTAAATAAACAATAAAAACACGGAAAAAATGACTAAAGAACAGAAACTAGTAGCGCTATGCGCACTATTACCAGTAGTCGGCGACTGGATAGAAGACCTAAACGACCAGCGAATCTTTACAAAGCTAGTCAAACAGCGTGCAAATATGCTTTTAACTGAAATAAGACGCATAGATAACGACGTTTTAAGCACGGGCGAACAAGAAATATTTAACCAACAAGTAAACTTGCAGCGTGCGTTTATTCAATTCGTCTCAAAACAAATAAAACTAGACTAATGAACCAAAATAGAATTTTGCGAGTAATTAAATTAATGGAATTTCTACAAAGTAAGCCAAGACCAATTTATGCAATGGTAAGATATTTACAAATTTCCGAACGTTCGGTATATAGATATTTGAAAATGTACCAGCAACTAGGATATGAAGTAAACAAAGATAAATTTAGTAAATATTCAATTAAAAAAATAAATAATGAGGTGCAAAAATTGCCGTGAAAAGTTCGAACCGATCAAATTTAACGCAAAATACTGCTTAAAAGACGAATGTATTAAAGCCTTTGTAGAAGAAGTAAAGACGAACCAATGGAAAACGACTAAAAAACGAATGAAAGAAGACCTAAAGACATTACAAGACTGGTTAAAAGAAGCGCAAACTATTTTTAACAAGTACATAAGACTTCGCGACATGGGTCTAGTCTGTATTTCATGCCAGCAGCCGCCTAAGAAACGAAATTGCGGGCATTATTTTTCTAGTGGGGGACATAGTAACGTTCGTTTTGACGAAGACAATTGTCACCTACAATGTGAACACTGCAATACATATTTAAGTGGCAACCTACTTAACTATCAAATAGGAATACAAAAGAGAATCGGGGCGCAAAAGCTACTTGAACTACAAGAACGGGCGCACCTTACCAAAAAATGGACTATAGACGAACTAAAAGAAATAATAAAAACGTATAAAACAAAAGTAAGACAGCTACAATGAAAAAAATAAGTTAAAAAGTTTGTATATTTAAAATAAGTGTTATATTTGCATATAAACAAAAACCAATTTTATGAAAAATCTATTTAAAGCGCTGGCTAATTTCCAGCAAGAAGTACCAGTAATTCACAAAGCGACGCAAGGCTACGGCTATTCTTACGCAGACTTACCGAAAATCTTTGAGGTTATCAATCCGTTACTAAAAAAACACGGACTAGGATTCACCCAGTTAATTAATGGCACGGATCTAGTTACATGCGTTTTCCATGTAGACAGCGAAGAACAAATAACAAGCACTACGGCAATACCTCAAAACGTAGCTTTAAAAGGAATGAACGACTTTCAAGTTATGGGTTCGGCTATTACTTACGTTAGACGTTATGCTATCAGTTCTATGTTAGGATTAGTAACCGACAAAGACACGGACGCAAGCGGCGAACAAGTAAAGAAACTACCTACAATAGACGCTAAACGATTCCAGAAAGCTGTCGAAGCTATTCAGTCTGGTAATTACACACGCGAAGAACTAGAAAGTAAATTTACTTTAACAGAAGGTCAAACGGATTTATTGAACGCGTTATGAATGCTTTTAAAATTAGATGTTCGGCAATAGGTAAAATAATGACAAACCCCCGCACGAAGGGGGAATTGTTAAGCCAGACTGCTAAAACATACATAGAAGAACAAGTAATGTCTGACAAGTACGGAATTAAAAAGCAATTTTACAGCCGTTACACGGACAAAGGTATACTAGTAGAATACGACGCTATTAATTTAGTGTCGGACGTTCTAGATTTAGGTTTTATTTGGAAAAACGAAGAACACTTTACTAATGACTGGATGACTGGAACACCCGACGTAAACACGGACAGCATTTTACTAGACGTTAAGAGTTCTTGGGACGCTACTACATTTCCGTTTTTCGCTACAGAAACACCTACGAAAGACTATTACTACCAATTGCAAGGCTATTTAGAACTTACGGGCAAAACTGAATCGTTACTTTGTTATTGTTTAGTTAATACACCAGCAGACATGGTAGAAGACGAAGTAAGACGCGCACACTGGAACGCTAACTTATTAGAAGAAAGTATAGACCTACGCGACGAAGTACAGAAACGCCATAACT